ATAATTGAAATTATATCCATTAATTGGTCTTGAAACTTCTGGCTGAGTTGCAACAGGATATACAAGATTATAGTTTGTATTGTAATTTACAATTGGTCGAGAAACTTCTGGTTGATTGGCTTGAGGATAAACTAAATTATAATTTGTGTTATAAAGTATTGAATATGTTGCACCTGGATTATTTCCAGAACCACCACGACCAGAAATAGTTGCAACATGACGTCCATAATCAATGACAAGGTTTGCTGGCGCGTTGAACGTTTGAGTCCCTCGCGATGGTCCAGGCAACCATGTTTTTTCTAACTCATTATGTCTAGGCATAGTTTATTATCGAGCGTCTTTGATTGATAGTGTTCCATAGAAGGTTACACCACCATCGATAGTTGTAAATGTCCAAACGTCTGTTCTGCCTGCTGCTGATGTTGTTGCTGGTGGAACTTGACCACCCGCCCAATAAATCGTATTTCCCCAGGAAACTGTTTTGCCACCACCAGATCCTTGAACGAGGATTAGCGTTACAGTCATTGCAGTTCCTGCAGGAGGTGCATTTGAGAAAGTGAATGTCGAACTTGATTGTAGATTATATCTGAACCAGTTAGAGTTTGACAAGTTTACTGTTGTTGCGCCAGAAGAATTAGTATTTTGCAAGAAGTCTGTGTATGATCTTAATGTTGCAGTCACATTCGCAGATTGACCATTTGCCAAGAATGTCCAAGAGTCTGTGACATCATTCCAGAGCAACTCAGCATTACCAGAAGCAGCAGAGCGTTGGACTCTAAATGTTCCGTTGCCATCAGTGGTTGTTCCGAATCTTAGAGTGTATGTTGAGTCAGCAGTTGTCGCTGGTGCTTGAATTGGATCAAGAACAGTGAGCGTTGTGATCACAGCATTAATCATATTCGCGTTTGCGATATTTGCAAGACTGCGTACAATTAAGTTACTTGTATTGATTCCATTGCCAACAAACACATTAGATGCAACGTTCACATTTCCTGATGTTGTGTTTTGTACTACTGCAACATTTCCTGCTGCGATATTCCAAGAGACAGCAACATTTGATCTGAATGATGCATTACCACCAACGTCCAACAATGAACCAACATTTACAGTTCCAGTTACATTTGCGTTCTGAGAAATTGTAACATTTCTAGAAACTGCGAGATTAGAATATAAGTTTGTGTTTCCACCAACATCTAACAAACTTGCTAGATTGACTGTGCCAGAAACGTTGGCGTTTTGTGAGAATGTTGCATTTGCGCCAACAGAAAGATTTTGAGATAAGGTTGTGTTTCCAGAAACTGCTAGAGTGCCGAGCACTGCAGCATTTAAAGAAATTGTGGCGTTTTTAGAAACAGCAAGATTAGAATAAAGTCTTGTATTGCCAGTAACTTCTAGTGTGTTTAATAGATTTACTGTTCCTGTCACGTTGGCATTTTGAGCCATCGTGGTATTTTTGCTAACAGACAAGTTACCAAAGAGAACGGTGTTACCTGGATTTACTGTCAATTGGTTTGCAACAGAAGCATCATCTGTAACAATAAGGTCTGTAGTCGTAGTCGTGCCACCAACAAGAGCACTACCCGTTCCAGGAAGGGTTAGAACAACGCCACCAGTTGATCGAGAAATAGTTACTGCACCATTTGCAACAGTGAAGTCGCTATTGTCTTTTACATAGTGCGCATTTCTGAGAATATTACGATCTGAAATTAGATCATTACTGGCTACACGCCATTCGTCGAATGTATTTGTTACAGTAACAATTGAAATATTTGCGTTAGCCATTTTGTCCTCGGTTCACCAGAACTTGCAATAATGATTTAATTTCAGCCATTTCGTTCTTTAGGGTATTTATCTCTGCGTCTCTGGTTTGATTTTCTCTATATTTACGAAGTTCATCTTCGTACTTCATCTTTTCGGTCTTATCCTTACAAAGCACAGCCATGTTATTTAAATCACGAGTGTACTTTGTTCCTTTGATATCATACTTCATACATCAACCACCAGGAACAGCGATCACTTTGAGCGATTCAACACTTGGAACAACTGTTGGATCTTCAGCCGTTAAACGAATCTTAACTGCAAATTGCTTAAAGGTTCCGCCTAATGGCATTGTCTTAGATCCATCGAAGTATTCAATCTTGCCCTTTGTGAGAGAATGACGATACTCTAGCGAAACTCTCTTTGTTAAATCTGCAGAAGTATTATCGCGCGACTTTGTCATGAGCTGCCATTTCTTGGTGATGAATGGATCAGAATCAAGAGCAGACAAGACCTTAATATAAACTTGAACATCTGTTCCTGCTGGCTTAATTGCATCTAGACGAATTATCAAGTCTCCAGAATCAAATCCATCTTCAAGAGTGACGATCTTTGTTTGATATTTTGCTAGGATGTTGCCACCAGTTGAATCTGTTTCGCCACTAATCACAGCAGTGGCGTTTGATCCAACTCCAGCTTCCGCAATTGTAATCGTTGGAGTTGTGAAATATCCAGATCCTGGATTAATAATATTAATTGCAACAACTTTGCCAGAAGATAGAAGCGCTGGTGTAACGTTTGCAGTTGCTCTATTCGATCCTACGTCTGGGGCACTAATAGTGACAGCAATATTTGCTGCATTACTATGAGCGCCAGGACTTGTGACAGAAATTAGATTGTTTGCAATACCAGCATTATTGATAATATTCTGAAGTGTAAACAAATTCAAACGTTCGAAGTTTAGAATTGGTGAAATACGATCATCAGAAGTTGTCATCGTAACTTTGACATTAATAGATGCAGTGTTACCTGCTTTAATTAATCTGCGGCGGCGAGTAGATGCACTTGAAATATTAAGATCTTTACCGAAGTTGTAGATCTCATTATTGTTCAAACGAATATAATCTGTGGCAGTTCCATCTGTCAACAATGTCTTCACTTCATAAGTGATAGAAGTTGGAGAGAATTGCTGCTCAGTAGAAGAAATTTTAACCATATCAAATACTGAGTTTGTGGAGAAATCAATCGCAGTTCCAGTTGTCTTTGGATTCAATTCGAAGAATACAGTATTTGAACTGCTGTATGATGCTCTATTGATTTGGAACATCAAATCTTGATTTAGAATTGGATTCCAATTTGAGGCATTTTGAGCCTTGAAGAAGTTTCCAATATATGGCTGCTCAGAAATACGGCGAATGTTTCCAGAAGAGTCTGTGTATTCTTCACCAAGAGTTGCAGTCCAAACTTGATAATCACCAGATTCAGTGATTAGTTTGATTGCATACTCTGTTTCTGGGAGAAGATAAACTGGATCTGTGAATGTAAATCTTGTAAGGGTACTTGCATTTGCCAATGCTGGCGTATTTGAGGTTTTGATCAATGCTGGCTCAAGAGTTTTTGAGGCAATGATATCATTTCCAGGCAACCCACTCACTACAGGTGAGATTGCAACTGTAAATGGCAACAATTCTTCAGCATTTGTTGGTTTAGTCTTAAAGAATAAATCAATAGAAGTGATGTATACACCAAAGGCATTCTTCACTTCACCATTCAAAACTTGATTTGATCTTGGAGTGAAGAACGTTTGAGCCATAAATTTACGATCATCAACTTTTGATGTTGTTTGTGTGACTCGTTCTGGTGCACGTGCAGTGCTTGGTGATTGTTCACGCAGCACAATATTACGCGCATTCTCAACAGTATTTGTCTTACCAAGAGCAGTATACTTTGCAACCGCTCTCATTTTATATGCGTTGTCGTTGTGTGTTGCAGTGTCAGTTACAGTAAACACACGCTCGCCAGTTAGCCAGCGAAGATTATTTTCTGATGGGATATGGAAAATGCCATAGAAACCACCGACATCATTAACCTTGTGCGTTCCAATTGAATACACTGTATTTGATGTGCAATGTTCTGGTAATGTTGTATCTAAAATTGCTTCAATGCCACCAGCAGCATTATTAGCAACAGTTCCAACAACAGTCGCTTTAAAGCCCATGTTTGTTCCAGAAACAATTGTAATGCTGTTTCCAACAAGCGTTGACAATCCATCACGAGAAATATTGTTTGTTGCAATTACAATAGAACGAATTGGGCTGTTAGCAGTATTTGCTCCAACAACAACACCAGACAATCCAGTGTATGCATTTGCAGCAGCGATTGTCAAAGTTTGAGATGAAGAGGTTGTTACTGTTTCACCAGCTGAGAAGCGATTATTGCCATGAATATATGCAGCATCTTTAAGCGTGATATATCCATTTGTCAAGTTCCAAATACGATTTGTTGCTGCGTTTGTTAACGCTGTGTTGCATGCTCCAAGAATTGGATCGACAACAAGAACACCGTTTGATGCATCGATCAACTGCCAGCTCTTGACTTTAGCCAAGAAATTATATTGTGGTTGTCGAACTCCTGTATAGAGATCGAAGTAGAAAATTAGATTGTCAGGAGTTTGATAAATCAAATCTCCAGCACTATAATCGTTAACAGTTAGATCTGCAGAACCGCCACCCTTCTGAACTCGAATACTCAAGAAGTTATCATTAATATAAAGAAGGTTATCAGTTGATGTTAATGCGGATCCAAGAACTTCAGCATATGCCTTTGAGGTTGATCCATACAATCCTTCATTAATTCTTAACGAAGAAAATGCAGTATTTGAAGTCACATTAATATAAGACGCTCTTTGACAAAAATCATTCACACGAACTTCATCGAAGAAAATACTCGCATCGTTACCTGGTTTTAAATTGGTAATTGCAAAGTTAACATCATTTTCTCGAATAAATGGTGCAAGACCAGTCGTTGATCCAACTGTGATTGGATCATCTCGATCGATAAATCGAGGCAATTCAGCCTCTGCTGAACCGATGCGTGGTCTATTTCTTAAATGAACGGGATTGCCCATATTTTTCTACCTAATTAGAATTCTGATGATACGTCAGAGTTTAATAATGATAACGTTCCGCCACCAGCGGACAAGGAATTATTTAAATTCCATCCTTCAAAGTAATTAATATTATCTATTAGCGCAGGATTAGTGTCCCCAGTCCAGTTTGAATTCAATGCTGTAAATGGATTAAATCCTGCTTGATAGATATTTAACGGTTGAGTATAGATTGGTTCAAAGTCTGTTGGCAAATTGGTGTATGCTGGAACAGGAATTGTATACTGATTTTGCACTTGTTCGCTTGATCCGCTTACAACATAATCTGCAGACTTGAAGTATCCACCGCCACCAATTTGTTGAACATATGTTTCGTCAATAACTTGATCTTCTTCTTTTGGTTTTTGCGGAACATCAACTTTTCTACCAAATGCATTCAGAACTTCTGGTTGATGTTCAAGAGAATAGAAGTAATCACTTTCAGGTGTTAGAGCTGCAAACCCTTCGAACTTCGCAATAATTGCAGTCTGAACAATTTCACTCTTTGTATTGGTATACAAACTCTGGCTCACCATTGATGTTTCAGTAAATGGTAGAGTTACAAACTTATCGCGAACATTTGTTGCAAATGGTGTTTTTGGCGACAGAGCATAGTTTTTAATGTCTCTGAAGCAAGATAACAATCCATTTTCAATTGAACATGCAAAATCATTTGACATGTCAACGATTGTCATATCATTAAATTCATCAACAATTGTTCCATAGATTGGCTTATTAATTGTTGGTGTTTCTGGTGATTTTGGTGGATCGTTAATGACTTCGCTTTCTGATTCCTTCAACTTAACATATTCTTCAATTGCCTTTACTCGATCATCGATACGAGCAATATCCTTCATTGTGTATCGACGGTTTTCAATGAAACGCAAGTCAATTGAACGAACAGAGGCAGTATACGGTGGAATGTACATCGTATAGATTGCCATTGAGTTTGTATCTTCAAATGGTTCTTGTGGAACTAGTGATGGAATTCCTGAAAGAACCTTAAACTCTTTATCCTTTGTTACAACCAACTTGTCAATACGTGGCAAGTAGAATTCATAGTCCAATTCCATTGAATCGGTTGGACGTTGAATAATACCACCAGTCAATTGAAGATTTGGTGTAATGATTTCGATGTGAGTGTTTGTTGCTGCAGCAGTAAATGGTGCGCTTACAGTTACTGCTGTCGCATTGATAACTGCATTTACAGTGCGCATCTGACCATTAACCTTGATCATAGTTCCAGTAACAACTGGTGGCGCAAGAACATTTCCGCTTAATGATAGGTTTGCTGTAACAGTATAGCCACCAGAAGAAACATTAACTCTGGCGTTGACGTTTGTCTTAAAGTATGGATCAACGACAAGACCAGAAGAGCGCAATGGGCGCATATCGATGGAATCTCTAAGATTTACAAGATCGCCCTTTGAATTTTTATAGATTGGAATTTGCTCAGTTTCATATAACGTATTTGCATATGACTTGGCTGAGAGATATCCAGAGCCAGAGTGTGTGAAGTAATCAAGAAGAACTACTGTCTGACCAGATGGAGGTTGTGCGCCTGGACGCAAAACAATTGATCCATGATCATAATATCCATCGCGCTGACCGCTATCAAACGCAAAACGCTCTGTAATATCAACCATGTTCGTAGTATTTGGAGCATGAGAAACATTTGCTGAATCATAAACCTTATTAATTCGAACGACGTCTGATAAGAACAATGATTGTTTCACATCTGGAATTTTGCTAACAACGTTTGCGCTTGTAAACCAAACAATGCCGTTTGATGAATTAATTAGCACTTCAGAGAAACCAGTAACTGCTGTTGCTGATGCAAGAGTATCATGGACAGTTAGAGCAGCATTTGATGCTACAAGAGATTTAACTCGACGATAGTTACCATTCGCATTTGTGATTTGTGTTGTTAAGTAGACGTCACCAGTGAATGAAGCACCTGATCCGTTATTAGTATAAATTGTGATAGATTGATCAGAAGTTCTGAATACGTTAGCAGCTCCATCTGTTAAATCGCGAATTGTTCCTGTGTTTGCACCAGAAGTTGGAACAACAATGATATTTTCTAGAATATCCGCATCAGAAACAAGTTGTCCATTAGTTCCAAAATCAAATGTTTCGCTTCCTGTCAAACCAATCGTAATTGCACCATTTGAAGCAAATGATTGATTGCGGAGAATATATCTTCTATAGAAATCGACACTCGTATCACTATCCCATTTGATGTAATCATTTGGAAGTCTGAAGACCATGCTGTCATATGAAGCGTCTTGAATAGATGCTGCTCCGAGAGCATCTTTGCTTGTTATTGCAACATTTGCTTGTAAATTTGCAGTAGCAAAGGTGCTTGGGTTTGGAACGATAAATGCATTTGCAGTTGCAAGAGGCATTGAAATAGAGATCTGATCGCCAGAGACTACTGTTGACTTAAAATCTTTATCTACAACAGCAACTTTCGTTGAACCATTATAGTGAATAATTTTTGCTGAGTTTCCGACTGCGCCAGTTGTGTTTACCAGCGTCACAATACCATTTACATATGCATTATTTACTGGTGAGAAATACGATGCAAGGTTCACTGATTTTGTATTTTCAGCATTTGCGACGGTAACTGTTGTGATTGGTTGGAAATCAACTTCAGTTAAGTATGTGAAGTAGGTTGTCGTTGCACTTGTGCGATCAAAGTTACGAATTCGAGCAGTACCAATTCGTGTAGCATAATAATTTGCTGTATTGCCATTCAATACAACGCCGTTATTTGCAACGCAGTGTATATCTACCTTCTCGAGACCGCCAGCAAACACAACACCATTTGCACTACCAAAGACATTGTTCAACTGAATTCTATTTCCATAGAATATGCTCAAGTCATAATCTTTGCTTGAACGAGTTGTTCTTGCTCTTGTTGATGGAAGTTTAACTGTTCCAACTGTTTCGTATTCAAATCCGCGCACATAGCCCTTTCCTGGCTCAACATTAATAATAAATGTTGATGTATTTTCAGCCGCTCCAATTGGAGTATTTGCTGACAGATTGACACGGAATGGTTTTACAACATAGTTTCCTGACTCATCGAAGGTGCGGCGCGCAAGTGTTTTTTCTAATTCTGAATAAATTGGATAACTTACTTGTTTTGTAACCACTCCATTTTCTACACGAAGCAATTCAAAGAAACGACGATCATCAATCGAGTCAAGTGTTCTCTTTGTGAGATCTAAACTGAACTGATAACGATGCGCACCAGGAGCTTGATAGTTAAATGATTCTTGAGCTGGGTCTAATAATGCATTGTCGATCGACTCTGTGATAATTTCATCGTTGATTTGCAAACCAATACGATATGTTGGTGCGCTTGAATATGAATCTAGAACGATCGTTTGTGGAGCAACTCTAACGAAGAATCCATCGACGTAGAAAATGCCTTCGTTAATTGAAACAACAGATCCAGTTCCAGTTGCATTTGCAGAAATAGTGTTTGCAGAAGAACCACCCGCAGTTGAGATCGTTTGTGTGGTTGTGAACGAACTTCCTCGTAGATAACGAACAAGAAGAGTTCTATCTGTTGTCGAAGAAAAGGTCTGAATTACTTTTGCACGAGTTTTTGGACTACCTGAATTGAATACTGTAAGACCAATGAAGTCTTCTAGGTCAATATCGATACCGTTAAACTGTTGTTCAAGTTTAACATAACTGATTCCAGTGTCGAGCGTTAAGTGCCCACCGATAACTGGTGAGCCATCTTTGAAGATATGATCGCCAAACTGTTTGATCTGATTTTGAAGGATCGACTGAATCTGGGTTAATTCGCGAGCCTGAACTGCATATCCTGGACGAAACAAGATGCGCATGTAGTTTTGCTCAAACGCACCATTTGTCGCCTCAAAATCGTCCCAATATGGTTCTGCATTAAAATCTGCCATGGATGCTACCTATTCTTTAAAATTCGACAACTAATTTGACGGTTTCTGTCTGATTCGGGGAACGAATGATTGGTGATTTGTTCTCAATAAACAACACTTCCCCAGTGAAGATATTTATATCGGGTTCTGTCACAGAAAATACTCGTGCCGCTGCTGAGGGATTATCTTTTTCGTAAATAGTTTCTGAAACAATCTGAGAGACGTTTCCGACAATACGATTAATATACAACGTATTTGTATTATTATCGAAGTGAATTACTCGGGCATTAAATGTAGATGTTTCAAAACTAGATCCAAAATACACGATTTGTCCGTGATCAAAGTCTACAGGTGGATTTGATACTTGCAAAGAAGTATACGTCGGGTGTACCGTAGAAGTTGCATACACACCGTTTGCCAGTTTTGGGTCTTTAATAATCGAAATTTGTCTAACTTTCTCAGTTCCGTCGCCCTCTGTTGGAAGTAGACCATCCAGATCACCTTCAAAATCGACGCTGATCATTTGATCAGAACCACCAAGTTCTCTTACTGGATCAAATCCATGACCATATCTTGGTGAGATTACTGCTCTGAGATTTGCGGTATTACCCACAAGAGTTTGAATTGTGTCGTCGACGGTTATTGTTGCTGTGGTATAAGTGTTACCACCGTCGATAATATTGATATTTGTAATTACACCATTTGTAACATCAACAGTTACATTAGCGCCCACACCATCACCCGTAACATCGACAATAGCGTAGTTATTAACAGAACCACCAGAGAAATACCCAGAACCACCGTTTATAATCTGGACAACATCGATACGTCCATCATCAGCATTTTCGAAAACAATTGGTTCTCGAATCACTGGCATGTATTTGTCTGTGAAAAATTTATTTTTTAATCCGTTAGGGATTGTGTACATATACTTCCACTTATAACCATCAGAGGTTTCAATAAATGGATTTTCAGGTAACTGCCCACCAAGTGTGATTTCTGGCATAACAGTTGAGTTTGCTCCGCTGTTATTGTCCATACACTTAAAGACTTGATCTGCGATATTTCTAACGTAAAACTTGTTTGCGTATTGCGTTGTGGTTGTTACAACCTTGTACAAGTTTGCATTTGTATAAGCAGATAAGAATGGAGTATTTACTGTCAACGAATTGCCAGATACATGAATATTGGACACTTCTTTTGTTTCTTCTCCGATGCGGATAAGAGATCCAACGGTCAATACTGGATTTACGGATGCAAGATTGAGCGTTGCTGAATTGACAGTTTGAAGCGTTGAGATGGAAACATTTACGTTCCCATTATATTTTGTTTCTGTTGATTTCGTGAATGTGTTTAGCGTGTGATCGTATGGAACATAGACTTCCGTGTTAGCCCAATCGACTCTTGGAATCACAGGCTGGACGTCATTACTTGTTATTTTTACCATTACTAGACCATCTCTAGCAATCCAATTTTTCATATCAACAGTGTCATATGGATCTGGCACTTCTGAATCGTCATATAGTTCAGTATTTGAAACATTTGACCATGGAATTGCTCGTCCCATTAGAATGTACACATTTGCTAACGGCAACGAAATCATCTTCTCAAAATTGATGGCGTTTGCAATTCCGAAATCTTTTGTGATAATTGAAGGCATTTTTTATCCGTTAGTTCTAATTATGCTATAACCAACTACATTATAAATTGGAGTTTTACGATATAAAACGTTAGCGTTAGCAAGACCTGTTGTTGTGTTTACTTGAATAACATTACCAGAAACGCCAATTACTTCTTTTCTGTATTCAGTACCAGATATATTGAAACTGATGTTATCACCAACTTCAATACTTTCGCCGACAGAATATGTGTTGCCATATACAAATACGTTTGCATTTCCAGAAACAATTCTCACTCTTCCGTCGCCAATTCCACCAATTGCTGATTCTAGCCAAATAATGTTGTTAGATACAACGTTTGTGACAATACGAGAATATTGTTTCTGAGAAGCAGTTTCTGTACTATTTATGATGATTATATCACCAACATTCACATTACTCAAGAAGGCAGATGTGTTACCATATACGATGTTGCTCGTATAACTTGTATTCACGTTTGTAGTTCCAATAGAATTTTGAGTAAATGTATTACTTTTAATTGTGATGATATCGTCTTGTGTGTCTTTAATGACAAATTTAGATTTCAGATCCATTCCAGCTGGATGCGCAAGACGGAAAATAGTTTCTTTATATTCGTCTAATGATTTCTCTGATTGAATCTCATAAGAGAAATTGTGATAATAATCTTTATCTTGCAGTTTCTTGTCAGCGCTGATAAATCCGTCTGTGTTCAGATAGAATCCATCATACTTGATCAAACCAGCCAAGAATTCTGCGTTGGCTTTCGCCTTACCGTCACCATAAAAGTGTGGGTATTTTCTCTCAACAGCATCATTAATACCAAGGAATGATATGATTGCATTTTGCGTTGATAGATTTACTGTAACATTTCCCGTTGCAGTATTAATATTTAATGGGAGAGAAGTGTTAAGCAAGCCATTATAGTCATAAAGGCGAACTACTGTATTTGTCCCATCTGGTCTAAACGACGCATCAACAATAGCAGAGAATGTTGAGTTTGCATTTGAAGCCACGTTTCCTTGCCAAACTCTATTTCCTGCAATAACAACAGATGCTGGTGGTAGATTATCTGTTAGAATATCCACGATCTTGAGAGAAACATTTGGTGTTGCTTCGTAGTCAAATCCACGACTAATAATTGTAAAGTTTTCAATACGTCCAATGTCTGATGTTTCTGCAGTTAGTTCTTCACCATCACTCAATCCAATAACTTCGAATTCAGCATCTGATCCTAGTGATAAATTTGCTCCTGTTGAATTCCAAACTCTAATTGTTGGCATTGCAACATAACCTTCACCACGATTTCCAAGATTAACTGCTACAATTGATCCATTTGCACCAGTTTGAATTGTTGCTGTCCCACCATACCCAGTTCCAACAAATTCAACCATATCGCTATTGCTATAGCCAGTACCACCTTTCTTAACCAAAATAATACCAATCTGACCTGTGTTGCGGACATTTTGGCGGAAGTCCATAAACAATCTAAAGCGAAGAATATTCGTTGAGTTGATGTTATTTTCAAATGCTCTGTCAAGGTATACTGTCTTAACATTTGCAGATGTGCCTGGATTTGTTACAACATAATCAACGACATTGGCATAATGGTCAGTTTGACCAACATCTAGGAACAATCTACAGCCAGTATAAAAGCCATTTGCCAAACTATAAGAAGAATTTGATGAACTCAAACGAATAGATGGATATGGCAATCCTGTGCGATTATATCCCGAGAACTGACCCGCAGGAATAGACATGAATCCTTCATCGATTGAATAGTCAGTATCAAAGACAGAAATGGTTTCGAATGTTGGTGGTTCTTCAAAGAACGACCCGCCATCTTCAAGAAAAACAGAGCGAATTGCACCAAGAGTGATTGAGTCGTATGTAAATGCTCGACCAATTTGAGTTTGAGCATTTGCAAAAATCTTTACATTACTTGTTGCGTTTGGAGCAGTTCCAAGTGCGGTTCCAAGAGTTGCAACTTTAGTTGTACCATTGTAGTCAGTAATCGTTGCTCTATTTGGAGATCCGCCGACACCAGTTCCACCTACGATCTGAAGAACATATGAGTTATAGTAATCGTCAGTTGAACTTGCTAAAAATGTAGCAGTGTTTAAGTTAACAGTTGTTGTACTGTTACCAGAACCTGTTGTTAAATTAATAACGCCAGGAACATTGTCAAAATCGTAACCATTGCTCGAGTTGATTGCAATGTCTCGTTTGTAGACAATTGCATCTGTGCAAAATGAAAAGTTGTTCGCGTTTGCTGGAATATCATCCCAAATACGATCAACAATAACATTTGCACCAATACCAGTATTTGAATTGATACGAATTAAAGAATTCGCAAATTCTCTAAAGTAATAACCTTTTCCAGTGACACTGACCGAATCAATTGTACCAGTAGAAACATTGTTTACAACTGCAATTGCCTTTTCTGCTTCTGGGGTGTCAGCCAATCCACCAGCAAATACAACTGGATCGCCAGATTTATACCGACGACCTGTCTGAACAATTCCCAATCTATTTCGGAATAATCTTAGATTAGAAATTAGAGAAATAATTTTTGATCTAAACGTCTGAGTGTCGCCATTCTCATCAACGTAATCAATTAAAACATATTCACCAGCTTCGAATATACGAGTTACATTTGAAACATATAACTCAATAATTTCTCTACCTGTTTCTTTATCAATTGATCGTATTGCTCTTTCAATAATAAAAGAAGTACGAGATTCTTCACCAACGCCGCGACGACGTTCTAATAGATTAATATCAAATCCAGAATATTCGCTTGGAGTAACTTTGTATAATTTCTCAGAATTAAATGTCTGAGTTTCATATGTTTCTAATGCAGTATTGTAAACATTTGCAAATGGAATTGAGACTGTTAAAAACAATCCTTGCGCATTCACATTTTGGACAAGACGCTTTTCTGTACCAATATGAATAAATGAATTTGATGTGATTCCAGCAGAAACAAGATTAAATCCGTTTGCTGTAACTGTATTCGCAGTAACTGCAAACACATTAACATTTCCACCCTCGACTAATGTGAGAGTGTCATTGAATGCTAGACGCAATGCTTGTGGAAGTTTCCATTTACCATCAGATGCACGAAGAACATCTTGTTTTGGAAAATAAATTTCAATTTCTTGATTATAAAGAACTCTAAAAAGAAACTTGAATGAGTCTGGAGTGCCCTTTATAGAGTAAAATTCACGTGATGCCTTAATGATTTTTTCAGGAGAAAGTTCAGTGCTATCTGGGAAATTTGGAATAAACTTGCCTTTGATATACTTAATCAAATCATCTCTTGTTGTATCAACATCCATGAAATCATAGAGTTTTTTACCAACATCAAGAGTTTTATTGGATTGTTCCATATATTCGTAATACTTCTTGAGAAGCGTTACGAATTTTGGGTGATCTGCAACTATAAAGTCAGGAAGCTGACTTTCTACAATTGTTGAAATGTAATTATTTGCAAACATTAATCAATAGTCTTTACGTTAACACTGATTGATGAGACATCTTCGTCATCAATTGTGATAATGCGGCTTCGTGCAGATTCAAAATTATTTGTATCTGGTTTGCCAACAATTCTTAAAATCTTTAGAGGATCTTCAATTGCAACTGGATCAAACTCTCTCAAAGTGATTGTTCCTAACTTATAATCAATTGTTCCAGCCTCTGGATTCAGAACTGTCTTTACGTTATTATCGTCAAAGAAGAAACTACGAAGAATACCATAACGACCTTGAAGAACAGGATTAAAATTGCCAGTTCCATCAAATTCGTCTTGATAATACATTGTCACAGTTGCTGTGGTATAATTGATGCCAGGATTATCTACGACAATCTCAGTAATTCTACCATTCACAACAATCGGATATGCATTGGCACCGAATCCATCTCCAACAATTGATAGAGTTGGTGGAGAAAGATAAGAAGTTGGTGCAGCAACAATCTCAATTGCTTCAATGCCAGAAGATGTTCCAGGTGTTTCTTCTAAGAAACACTTACGAAGAGCACCTTCTGAATCAAATTTTGTGAATGCGGGAGTTGAGTAAATTCGATATTTTGGATCTTCTCGAGATAAAGATGTGCCGAAATTCAATGTATAATTTCTTGCAGCTCCAACTTGTGGGACTAATCTCTTTTCAATCGTTGCAATCGCATCGGAATAGTTGATAGAGATATTGGAGTCGTCAATATATCGAAGCAGCTTCGATAGTTTAAATCGACTGTTGAAATTGTCGAGGTCTGCATTCTTGTAAGCGACAATTGCATTTCGAACAGTCGCAGAAATTCCATCTTGCGAAAGGTTTGTTTTCGTTGGATCGTAGAACACTTCTGCAAAAATATTGAGATAGTTGTAATCCACATCAACAAATTCTGGAATAACAGTGACAACAGAAACTGGTTTAATAACTTCGTTGATAACAGTTAGTTTTTCTGATTCTGTAATTTCATATCCATTGCTTGGTTTTGCAGCAATATAAACTTTACCATAAACTGGCGGAATATTCTCTTCACCACCCCAAACATTCACTGCTTCGAAGTATGGATAGTTGCGATTGATCAATGCAATGATATCGTCTTTTGTGACACCACGATTGTTAGATGCAAATGATTTTGTTGCAGCGTATCTAACACGCTCAAGTGCTTCTACTGAAGATCCACCAGCAGCAGCAACTTGAGGGTAAACAATCGCATTTGTAAATCCACCCACAGGCTGAACCAGTGTAAATGCATTTGCTTTATTGGCTACTGCACCATCTGTTTTAAGATAAGTGATGATCACAACGTTTCCGTTTGTGAGAGATTTACCAATTACACCATCACCGAAATAGATTTTATACTTGCCTCCACGTACCTCATCTAGAAAATACACAGCTGATGTGTTTGATGTTGAAGTGGCTTTTGGAGCAAAAATATATTTCTCAGAACGCAAACTTGTTAACGATTCTTGAACAATTACTTCTAAAGATGCGGTGTCAATTCCAGCGTCTGGAAGTTCGAATCCCTGTTCTGGATTGCTTGTGGAGTCATAGGTGAACGTATATGATAGAGGTTGACCTTGATAGATGTATAAATCGTCGAAACAAAAGCGATTACAGGTTTGATCATAGGTTGCAACAGCCGTAGTACGATTCACGAACGTATAAGACGTTGAATCGATGGCTTCAGATTGCAATCTAGTATATTTTGGGAGAGTTAAAGTAGTTTGTGTGTTACCTTGTGGGCGAAGAATCTGTAGATTTATCTTTGCACGCGCAGAAGTAGCAGAAACAGGTGTGTAACCAAGCATTTTAGCGTGAGAAACGACTGAATCACGTAAAAGAGCAGTGTCGAGGAACATTTCGTTGGCGATCATGTTATTGTAGAACGCCATATAGTGTGTATTGTACGCTAAAATGTCAAGAAGAACGTTGATTCCAGCAGCTTCGAAGTCAAAATCGCTAAATTCTTGTTGATCTCGAAGAAAATTCTTTAAATTAGTCTTAATATCGCTGAAATCGAGTTCAGAAATCGTTAATTTTTGGTCAACATTAGCCATTAGCGGACCTTCTCGAGGAATAGATTTATTGTTACTGGATTTTGTAGATTATTAATGTAAAATCTGAGTGTCACAGCATAACGATTTTCTTCTGGTTGAGCCTCTACTCTAATAGCATCAACAGAAACACGCGGTTCGAAGTTTTGTATAACCGATTGAATCTCGGATTGAAGCATATTTGCGGTGATAAACGAAATATCTTCGAATAATAAGTTGCGAATCCTAGATCCAAACGTTGGTTGAAATGGCTTCTCATACAAATTTGTCAATATCAAATTGCGAAGTGCACCGATTATTGCCGCATTTCCAGTTCTTTTAACAACATCTTTCGTAACTGGGTGTGCAGTAAAATTTAAATCTAAATCTTTATATGTGCGTACTTCTAGAGACATCTACAACCTATCAGTTTTTTATATTTAGCAAGGTTTAGCGCATGGATCTTCTGGAACATTGACATCTGGATCACGATCATCGATATCAACATTACTTTCTGTTCCAGTATCTGGACCGTTGAACTGACCTGGTAGACCAATTATAGTATCAGAGCCATTAAACGCACCAGTTGCGGCAATTGCAGTATTTGAATCAGCAACTGGTGAAGTCACTGAATCTTGGTTAAACTCACCGTCGAAGTCATCTAGAGTATCGATAAAATTTCCTGTTGTGGCATCACATCCATCTTCTGGAGCATATGGCACAATAATGACATTTAGATAATCATCAGAAGATGTGTCACCCTTGTTTCGTTTCTTCTTACCGCAAGACAATGAGAAGAGTTTGCCTAATGCGTTAACGAAGTTCTTAACGTTTTTAATAATTTGTTTATCTCGCGCGATGACTGCTTCAAGATCATTTCTAACATTTAAGAATCTAGAAATAGCTCCATTAACTGCAGTTGTTACCTGCGCCTCGCTTAATCCGCGAAGTTTAGCATCGTTAAGTTCATACTTCATTCGCTTTAATGCGTCTTTAGCATCTTGCAATAACTCTTTCTTAAAGAGTGCTTGCGCAGCATCGGTAGGATTTTCTGTTGCAACAGAGGTGTATTTTCCATTCGCAAGTCGGACTTTAGATGTGACCCCCTTCATGAAGTTAGGATCACCAGTCATTGTTTCAATCATCGTAAAGCCATTAATGATTTCGTCTGGATCGATATCTTCACTAAATCCTGATACTTCAATTTCATTATTAACTTTGTAGACTGCGAAATTCTTGGTTAATCTGAGAGTATCATCAACCTTTATGGTCGTATCTGTCAATTCTTCAACGAAGAATTCTCTAGTATCGTAGATAATCTTATCCCCAACTTCCAGTTGAGTTAGCCACGAAGTTCCGTTGCCAGTAATTGTATCATCCAAGCACTCTGAATTTGCAATAAACGCAGATTTAACATAAACTGTTTGGTTTGTTTTCGTTGTGGTGAATGCGCTGTTTACGATAAATGATGTTTCTTTAAATAATTGCGCTCCAGTTACAGAATTATCGAACGCAACATCTACTGTTAGGTAATCTCCAGCGGAGTTAATTGATTCAATTCGTCTAATAACATTGTTTACAGTGATGAACATACTTGAATTGAGATTAATTGTTCCCGATACCGACAGTAAACAATTTAACAGATTCAGCGTTCCTGTGCTTGCAGTTATTACCTTCACATTATTGGTAGAAACATCAACAGAGACTGTGCCAGAAGCATGGGCAGTAAATACCTTTTCTGTTACAATCTTAGTTTGTGAGTCAATGATAATTGTATCGCCATAATCAACTTTAGGATATGCCGTTGCGTATAAATTTGGCGTTACAACATTGCTAGACGCAATGCTTACAGAAGCACCAACAGAAACAACATTACCATATAAAGGAACCAATTCATAAGCCATAGTAGACTTTACGCCAGAGAGTGCGTCAGTATGGTCTCTAAAATTTTGCAAACTCGCTTGAAGTGATGAATTTTGCGCAATTGTTGCCAATCTACCGAGAGTAAATGGACCAATTTGATAGTTATCAGCAAAGTTTTGCGCGGCTCCAAGAGATGTTTCTAGTGCATCAAATGTTGCTTGAATACTACCAACTCCATTACCTGCGAGGTATGGGAATGTTGATTTTAATCCTGCATAATCATTACCAATATAGCCATCAATTTCATTATTAAGAGATTCAAATGGTGATGCTAGTGCTTTATCTAGAGGATCAAGGACAGTGTTCTTAAATTCTTTAAATGCATCAACAAGTGGATTTCTAAAATATTGTTTGAAAAAATTGGAAACAATGTCGGCTCTCGAATCAAACCATTTCTTCATGTCAATAAGAAATTTACCAAATTTAGTTGATGCGAAATTCAATCCACCATTTTTGACAAATGGAATGGGAACGCAGGAAAACATCAAGGCTAATGTCTGCAGTAATGGTAATCCTCCGATGAGACAGAGGATGATTTTGATGATTTTACTTAAACTTATGAAAGCGGCATACCTCTAATCAATTTGTCTATGATGTCATTACCATAAACTTTTCTATAGTGTTCTTCAGTATCTTTTGCTTTTTGCATTGCGCCAAGATATGTTTTATGGGCTTCTATTCTTTCTTGCATATTATTTCTGATCAAAAAGATTTTATCTTCTTCAGAAAGAGGTATCAATTTTACCATTTTATCTTCAAGCATTTGAAGAGTGTGTAATGCATTAATTTCCATACACATATTTATTAGAATCCATTAAGCCTAATTTGAGTCTTTTCGGTTGTTGTAGTGGTGGTATTAGGAGTTGCATTACTCAATGGTGAAGCGATATTTGCGGCTGCTCCTCTATCCGCGCTAGAATCTCTGGGTGGAACTACTGAACTAAAAGTTCTAATATTTGGTGGCAATTTAGGCTGTTCTCCATTGAGAATTGCTTGGATAATATTATTTGCAATATCAGTGTAGGATTCTGTTGGAAAACTAATTGAAACATTAGGTCTTCCATTTTCAAATGTGACTATAGAATTAGCCCCAGTCGTTATTGGTAAATATTGAGAATTGTCCTCACCTTGCAAAATACGAAAAGTAGTTTGTTGTTCAGTTTCTTGTTGCACCTTTGGTGAGAATGCATCTCCTGGAGCAAATGGTGCAACAGAAGGCACATAAGGCGCTATTTCATCGCCAAGGTTATACACACCATTCGCCGCAAAGTTCTCGCCAGATAATTCTGCCTTTACTCGTTGCTGACGGCGTAAAATTTCTATTCCTGATCCCATTTAAATCCCACTAATCGATTGAGATGCTGCAAATGCATCAGCCGCAGCTTGACCTGCACTTGTAGCATCAGCAAACGAAATTGGTTGTCCGAGTCCTGGTAATGGTATTTCTGGATTTGGTGGAATTTCTGGGACTGGATTAGGAATACAAGAATTAATACTTTCTATTCCTTGTCGGTTATTAAATCCAGTGCCAGTATTAACGAATGGTGCATCAAAAGAAATTGCAGTTACACCTTCAGCAGAAACAACGCCACCAGACACCTTTAAAGCCATGTTGCCACTAACATCTGTCTTCAGACCAGAAACTGACGCCATTAAACCTGACATGCCAACTGATAATCCAGTAACACTGACTGATTGCCCACCTGCTATTGATATACCCTGCGGCGCAGAAATAACAGTACCAGATCCTGAAACAATTTCGATAGATTTCGCAGAAATACGAAGTTTACCTCCGACCTGGAGATAAAAGTCTCCGTCAATCGTTTCATATTTATTTCCATTAACATAAGTTCGTTGATCGCCCATCGTAATATCTTGACGACTAGACATTGATTTCAATTTAACTGAACCTGTGTTCGCAAATTCTAAAGTGGTGCCAGTTCTGTGAGATAATTGTACTCTTTCATATCCATAAGTGTCATCAAGTTCAAAAGCATGTCCAGACTCAGTTTCAGTGGCATGGTTGTATGGAAATTTAGCTGCATAGGTTGGATAGGCTTCATCCCATGATCCAACGATAGTAGGGATATTAACAACTCTTGTTTTTCTCTGTATGTCTATCGTTGTATTGGCAATAGATTCATTTGTCACACCATCAAATTTACCATCCTTTTCACCACGAACTGGTCTTGAGAGTCGTGATGTTGTTGGTTCATTTAAATATTTTGGATATCTTGATGGATCTTCGTCTTCAATTCGAATACCTTTTGTGTCTTTACCAAGTTTAGTTGTTCCAGTATTCAATTTACGAGGCATAGCAGCATTGCGTTTTGAAGCAACGCTCATTGGATCGGTAAATCCGAGATCTCTATCTAAAAGTTCTTCAGGAATACCTGGAACAGTTCCAAGAATAATTGGATATTGACCCGCTTTCCCATCAGCAAAAAATCCAAATACCATTGTTCCTTCAGTTGGTGGCTGAACAGCCTTCACACCATATGGAACGACAGGATGCGCCCATGGAAGTTCAGAAATTGGAATTTGGTTAACATCATTAGTATGCCAACCAAAACAACGGATCTGGCAACGACCAAGTTCAAGTGGATCTATTCGATTTTCCACAATACCAAACCACCAAACAAAATCACCTAATCCTAAAAAATTTTGATTCATTAGAAACTTCTCGCTTTTCTAAATTCTTCTCTATCTGTTGCCAAATCAAATGGCGCAGCAATAGAATTCTTACATAATGTTAGTACTGTTTGAAGACCGTCAGAAGGAGTGATTGTGTGTCGCACACCCGTAATTAGATATTTGCCTGAATGATATGGGTCAATATTTCTTTCGCTTTCGTTATTTGGAATAAATGCTGGCATATCAAACTCAACAAGATATCCTGCGGAATAAAATGGATTGCCTGGAACAATACAATTGAGTTCTGTGCTGCGAAGAAGATTAATCTGAATTCTTCGTTGCATCAGTGTTTTCTCAATACCTGTTTCTACAATCTTAAATCCCTTTGAAATGAAATATGGATTATTTGTCTGACCTTTATTAGTTAGCCAGTAATCTATTTGAGTGTCATATTCTTCATAAATGGTTTTTTCATTTCTATTCTTTGCATTATTTAATGGAAAGAATCCGTCCATCATAATTTGTCTATTAGATGCATTCACTAGAGAATAATCATTTCTTACATATTTTTGCGTAATCAAATCAAGTGTGAATAAGCGTCCAGTGTATGCAGAATTTTTTGTATTCGATAGAACATCAAAACTCGAGTTAAATCGAAAATCATTAACATCATTTGCATTTAAAGATGCTGCAGTTAATTGATCTTGAGTTAGTTTGGCAGTGTTAAAATTTATCTTTGCGATGACTTCTCTCTTGAAGAGACCTTCTAAAGATATGAAATTAAATCCATCTCTGTTTTCAAAGAACACAAACGTTGAGCTGTTTTCGTTATAAGATTGAGATGCAAGATATTCTAATGCTTCTAATGGTTTATACCGAGTGAGCATAAAGTCGGTTGAGCCAAACGAATTTTCAAAATTCTCCGAACTCAATTTCTTTTTATTAACTTTAAGATCATTCACACAAATGTTAGCAGCGTGATCTCGAGCATTTTTTCCACGTAATTTTCTAGACAATGTTAATTGATTCGAGAAAACCAATTCTTCTGAACAAAAGTGGAGTACATACGATTGAGCCTGTGATCGACCCGCTGGTTTTCGTTCTGTTGCTTTATAAATTCGAAAAGTTCTTTTGTATCGTTGATTAGATGCGCTTTCTCCTGGGCGACTAAATGAGATATAAAGATACTCATTACCGTGCAGTCCCATACTTGAAAACAAATCAACGCCATCGATTAATTGAATCGATCCGCTCACAACAGGCATAAACACATCTTCGTAGATATTGATCACATTGAACAAACTTGTAATATCTTTTATCTCACCAAGAGAATTGATAATACTCAGTTCATGAATTAAAACATCTTTAGTAGATGTATTATTATTAATATCAGCCATTCAATACTGTTCCGAGTTCATTAATTAATGGTTGGATATACGATTGTTTAAGCAATTTAATTTGACGTTTGTTATCATTTACTTCAGTCTCATAATTATAAACATAAACAGCTTTATATGATGACTTAATTGTTAACGTCGAAGTCACTGCTGTATTTGGATCTGCATTATTGGATCTAAATGTATATACCTCAGTGGTTGGAGTATTTACATTATTTAAAATCAAAGTATTTGAAGTATAATCATATTGATTTAGCGTTACGATATGATTTTCAGTTGTAGTCTTCGTTAGACCATTCACTTCTGAATATGTTTTTTCTTGCTCTAATTCATAATGATGGATTTCAGAATATGCATTTGCGATAGTTGAATACCCATATTGCTTGATGATTTTTCTTTCCAATGCATCTGTCGTTAGAGGAAAATCAAAATGCGGATCGATTAAATCATTAACCATACAGATGACCCAATGATAGGAAGCATCACCATACTGTTGGTACGCTACAATTTCAGGCGTATCACCTTCTTGCAATTGATACTTATAAAACGCCACTGTATTGTTTAGAACACTACTGCGGATTTTAAATCGCGAGAAGATATTTGCAATGACAGTTGGACTATCATTCTTAAAATCAAACGAATATAAAGTTTTTGGAAACTCTCTAAAAAACATCAGAAGCCTCCAGCAACAGCTGCTCTGTCGATAATAACTGTTTCTTGGAATGTTAGTTGAAGTCGCGTTTCAACTGGTGCACCATCTTTAAATGTTGCAAATCCGTTTGGGGAATAATCAACATTGATTCCAGATAAAACACACTTTTTAGTCTTAAATAAGAAATCGTTCATATTATTTCGACCGTCATAAAATTCGATTTCAAATTGGGCAGGAGGAATGAAGTATCGACCTGTTGAATTATCTGGAATAGTTGGAGATGCGAAATATTTTAAATTGAATATAATGGCTCGTATCAACTCAGCTTCTACTGCATTTCTTGGGATCATTCTGAAGTCGAAGGTGAATTTACGAAGAACTGGAGATGTATAAAGCATTTCTAGTTGCGGATTAATAACTCGACCCGTTGTGGCAAAAACTCCCAACTTTGTTAAATCCTCATTGCCAGCAATTCTACTTAGAATGCTTCCTGCAGCTTCTGCAATAAATGCATTAGTTTGATCAACAGAACCACCCTTTGAGGCTAGTGCCTGCGCGCCGAAACCAACTGCGCCGAGAGTAGCTGTTAAAGATAGAGCCTCATATTCATTGTCGTAACTGGTGTTGATTCCATCTGGCATAAACAGAGCAATTCCCAGTTGAAGTTGTTCAATGTTACGTTTTAGTGCAAAACTCTTTACAAGTTCTTTTGATCTAGAAATGATATTAACATCATTGCCAAATAATGCCTGTCCAGCCGAAATAATCGTATTTTGACCAGGTCCAGTTGTTGCCGCCAATCCAACAACACCACCAACGACTCCACCAGCTGCTGCACCTATCGCAGTTGCAGCTAGTTCTTCTCCTGCAGGAATTGCAGCAGTAACAGCTTGAGCTGCAGCTCCCAGGCTTTGAGCGCCAGTTCGGATTGATTGCGTTGTTGCATCACTTACTTGAACTGATCCAGTTACTGTTTCGTATATTTTAAAGAGAATATATGGCGAACCATCAGCTTCTAAACTTTGAGGGAATTTTAATATCCCTAACTCCGATTTGCTGAAACTTGTAGCAGCAGTTGTTGTTGTTGTAACTTGTTCAAGTGTTTCTGCTGGAACCTCGTTAATAGCAGAAATACCACCAGCTGAAGATCCCCTAGTTGAAGATGCACGTGCTCCTATCGCTGATAGTGCTTTTGCTCTTGCTTCATTCAATGTTGCAGCCTGAGTTGGTGCATTAGCAATTGCTCTGTCAAATTGCCGATTAATTTCTGCTGCTGTCAGTGTTGACATTAAATGTTCCTATAAATACTTGATGGCTTACAGCGGTAAATTCAGTCCGAAAAATACCAATAAATATTTAGGTGATCCTACGAGCGTCTGGTATAGAAGTCTCTGGGAACGCCGAGTCATGGTGCGCCTTGATGACGACCCAAATGTTATTGAGTGGTCAAATGAAGAGATTATTATACCGTATTTATCCCCGATAGATGGAAGGTGGCATCGTTACTTCCCAGACTTCTTCGTTCGAGTTAAAAATCGACATGGCGTGCAAGAAGCAATGATTTTAGAGGTGAAGCCGCTGAAACAGGCAGTTCCACCGCAAGTAAAGAAGAGAATCACACGCCAGTATATCCAAGAAGTTGCAACTTATGGAATAAACGAGGCTAAATGGAAAGCGGCTACTGAATATTGTAAAGACCGAAATTGGTCGTTTAAAGTTATCACTGAAAAGGATCTAGGAATCTAATGCCATCGCTATTCGACAAATTAAATAAAGAAATGAACGCTGCGGGTGTTCGACCAAGAACAGAGGCGGCAAAAGCGTGGCTTGGAGGTAAAATCTCCAAGATGAGGATTCCGACAAATAGATCGAACATCTTAAACGATGCTACTCGAATCTCGGCTCGCGCCTTCATTGGCAAGATGTACATGTTTCATTATGATCCAAAATATAAAGATACTCTACCTGTGTGGGATAAGTTTCCGCTAACAATACCAATTGAAATCTACGACGATGGGTTCCTTGGATTGAATCTACATTATCTCGATCCATACAGCCGCCTTGTTCTCATTGATCGACTACACGACTTCATAAACAACGATAAATATGACGACACGACCGTTTTCCGTTTGTCATATGATCTACTCTCGAAATCTAGAAGATATAAACTAATCGAGGGCTGTGTAAAACGATATTTGTCAGATCATATCATGTCGTCTCTCATATACATCGAACCAGATAATTGGGAAACTGCGATATTTCTTCCAACAGCAAAGATGGTGTATAATCGTTAATGGCTACAGAAATTGAAAATCCAGAAATAGAAGAAGTTGTTGTCAGCGCAAGTACTCCGACATATCGGATCTATGATCCAAGCAAAATGCTTAATCAGAACTTGCTTAAAAGTTCTAAATTCGCAATCCGAATTCCAAGTTTACCAGAAGTTACTGATCTCAGCGGTGAGTTAGATATTTCTAGTCAAGAATTCACATTTCTTTGCGATTCAATTGAATTTCCAGGACAGACGCTCACAACAACAGAACACCGCATTCCTGGTCGATTTAAGATGAAGAATGCATATCAACGTGATATGAACGAAGTTACATTGACATTCTATCACAATACCAAGTTACCAATTTATAAAATTTTCTCAGATTGGATTAGGAATATCTCACCAACAAGCACAAACAATGAGTATTTCGACGATTATGTTTGCAGTGAAATTCAACTTTTTCAATTTGAAGACACAGTAGGAGACAGAGGACTGTTTTCTACATTTGAGGAATTTACAAATTTGACTGCAGCGGGAATAGCAGGTAGGGCTACATCCAAATCCTTTACAGTAAAACTATTTAATGCATACCCATTAAATTTCGCATCGATGCCTTCAAATTGGGCTGATGATGGATTCCAAAAAATGACAGTAACATTCTTTTATGAGTCTTATGAGGTATTCTTATCTGATGCAACAGTCAGATTTAGCGATATTCTTCGCAACGTTCAATAACTTTTTTCGCAGATCCAAGTACAGGAATAGTAAACGCATAATGAGGTTTTGATATGCCATTGCCAAAAATAGATTTACCAATCTTTGAATTGAAGATATTATCTTATCCACTACCAGTAAAATTTCGACCTTTCTTGGTGAAAGAAGAAAAGTTATTATTGATGGCTCTTCAGAGTAGCGATGAAGAATCAATTTATAAGACGATTAAACAAGTCATCAATAACTGTTTAGTTGATGATGTTGATATTGATAAACTTCCAATTTTTGATATTGAGTATTTGTTCTTGAATATTCGAGCAAGATCAATTGGAGAGAAGGTTGAAACAGCCTTTATTTGCCGTAATGTGGTTGGTAAAGAACCAGATGAAAATGGAGTAGAGGTTGATGTCGAATGTAAAAATGTGATGCAAGTTGGTATTAATGTTCTTGACATTAAGCCACCTAATGATGATGTGCCAACAAAAGTATATGTTACGGATAAAATTGGATTGCAATTGAAGTTTCCGACTCTTCGATCGTTTAAGAGCGTTGATTTGATGCTTCAAAATCCAAGTAACAATGCAGTGTTTGATATGATTTATGATTGCACTGAATATGTGTTCGATGAAAATGGAATGTACTATGTTAATGAATCGCCAAAAGAAGAATTTGTTCTGTTTTTGGAATCATTAACTCAAGAACAATTTGATAGAATCACAGCATTTTTTGAAAAATTACCAAAGATTGAATATGATATTGATACAAAATGCAGTAAGTGTGAGTTCGAACACAAGTTACATTTGGAGGGACTCAACGATTTTTTTATCTAACCTTTCGTGATGCTAATTTGAAGAGTTACTATAACAATATGTTTACGCTAACTCACCAATACAAATATACTTTGACTGAACTTGAAAATATGATACCATGGGAACGCGATATGTATATCTCAATGGTAAATTCTTGGGTTAGAGAAGAAACGGAGAAAGTTAAACAAAGGAATGTTGAATCTCAAAACGATTTAAAGAACATGTTTAAAAATATTAAACGCAGTAAGAGAAGATAATGTCATTAGCAAGCATAGCAACTAATCTTTACACAATACAATCACGAAAAAATGTTCCGTTAAAAACGGCATTCTCAATGATGGTTCGAGAAGATATGGCTATGCGATTCTCTGTTTACAATTTGGTGAGAATAATTACAAAATCTGAATTTCTGGCAACGGTTGCGCAAACTGCATATGGAAAACGAACTCCAATGCAAAAAGCACAAGACGAAGAAGATCGTAAGAGAGAAATGAATGATCAGAAGTTTAAGGTCTACACACAGGTTACATTCGCTCGAATCAATAACAGATTGAACCTTTTGACATCAATTGCAGAGCGCAACAGTCAATTGATTATGAACTTATATTCTGAACTTGGATATTTTCGTGGACAAAGAAAAATGTCCTTCAACTCTAGTGCTGGGTTTGCCACAAGAGTGATGTTACCATCGAAAACAGTTAAAACTAAAATCGAAGAAATTGAAAAACAATTATATGAACTCAGCAATGTAAAGAAAACTCGTGTACGACCACGCGGTGCTGCGGCAAAAAAGAAAACTGGTGCTGGTGCGCAAACAAACCAAGATAGTGGAAGTATCGCGAATTTTATTCTTGCAAATCCTGGATTAGCGATGGCAATCGCTGCACCTGCGCTCGGTATAGGAACAGCTGCACTTGCAGGATATGCTGCATATAACCTTCCGACGACACTCGGAAGGTCTATCGATAGATTTAAAGGAGAAACTCCAACATATTATAATAACAAGGGTGAGGCGATTACTGATCCACAAATAATACAAAATGCAGAGACATTAGCGCAAACAACTGATCCACTTTTATTGTCTGGTGGCGTAGCTGCTACGACAGCAATCGGAATAAAGGCTGGGTCGATGATATCTTCAACTGCTAAACAAATTAAACAAGGAGCTATATCAAGAGATATAAACAACAGAATAGCACAACGGACTGGTCAAACACCATTAGATGCTGCCAACTCACGAAGATTATACAGAGCTTATCAACAGAACAAAGATTTAAATGCACCTGGATTGCAACAAACAGCTGCAGAAAGAGACAAAGCTGTAAAAGCCAGAGCAGAAAGAATATACAATCGCGAGGTGGTTAGTGAATGGTCAAAACTACTCCCAATATTAAGAGGATTGACTAAAGTTGTTGCAGTTGGAAAGGCAGCAGACATAACATACACGCTATCAACTATGAGCACTTTTGTTGCTGAAAGAACAAGTGGTAAAATATCAGATTCAAAATTTAAAGAGAAGATGATATCTGGTTATTCAAAATTGATAACATCGGTTGGTATCGCACCGATTGCAGCAGGACTCGGCGCACTCGCGGGCACATCGATGTTTCCAGGTTTAGGTACACTTACTGGAGGAGTTCTTGGCGGCATTGGTGGCACACTTATCGAGCTTTATCTTGAGAACATTGCGGATAACGATAACCTTATAAATCAAGGTATTACCAGCACTGCAACTGCTTTATTTAAATTGTTGCACGAAAATGCATCAGTTTCTCAGTATATGCCAACCGCAATGACGATAAAATCAGAAGACACTAACGTTATATCAAATCTGGGTGGTGCGGTTGGCGATCTAAGTTATTATACGGGTGGTAGAGGACAATCTGGTGCGGCTACAGGTGGAATAGAAGCCATTTTAGCAACAATAAGAACTAAAGAATCTGGTAATAATTATCAAGCAGATGTGATGAAAAATGCCGATGCGCAAGCGCGAGCTAAAGCATTGGGGTATGGTAAGGCTAGTGCTTCTGGTGCATATCAGTTTGTGGATAGTTCTTGGCAGGGGTTGACAAAAAAGTATGGTATTGGAACGCAATACAAAAGAGCAGTCGATGCTCCACCAGATGTTCAAGATCGTGTTGCAGCTGCGTATGTGAATGAGATTTTAGTTGCTACAGGCGGCGATGTTTCTAAAGTTCCAGTTGCATGGTACACTGGTAATATTGAAGGTAAGATAGATGCTCGAGCACTAGCAATGAACCCTGGACTATCAGTCGCAAAATATCAAGAATCTTGGCTTTCTCAATATGCAAAAATGGGTAATAGCACTGCAGGTGACATAAGACGAAATGTCGCTACTGCCGATACTGTGAGAACATCACCACCACCACTCACTGTTTCTACTACAAATGCACCAGTTGCTACTATACCTTCTGCTGAAGATAAACCAAAAGTAGAACAAAATGTTGAAGCAGCAATTGAGGCTAAAGTCGCTTTGGGGCAAGTTAATATAGTACAGAATCAAATGGTTGCTGCAGTTGGCGCATTGAATCAAAAAATTGTTGATGTGACAAAAAAGACTACAACAGAATTCCCATTCACATCGAATCCAGAAGCAGCAATCAGTTCTTACAGAGCATAAAAAAGGGGGACTTAAAGTCCCCCCGAAAACACCTACCGTTTTCTAATCGAAATTACTCAGCAGCAAGTTTCTCGAAGAATGCCATATCGTCATCTTCGACGCTGACATTCTCAGCAGTGACCTTCTTGGCAGGAGCAGAGCGAATGACAGGAGCGGCTGCTTCCTCATCATCAACACGCTTTGCAGATGCACCAGCAACGCCACCAGCACCAAGAACCTTATCCAACTTCGCCTTGAGTTCATCATAGGACTTGAAGTTATCAGCCTTCAAGAAATCCTTGAGCGAATGTGCTGACTTCCAAACCTGCTCAATCTTCGCATCGTCGCTATCGAACAACGCAGCAGGAGATTCAAACTCCGACTTGTCATAGTTGCGATAGCCTTCGACGTTACGAATCTTGACCTTGAAGTTTGCACCCTTCCAAAAATCGAAAGGATTCATTGGAGTCTCATCAGCAAACTGCGGCTCAAGTTGCTCCTTGATCTTGTCGAAAATCTTCTTTCCGAACTTGAACAAGAACACCTTGCCCTCATTTTGCGGACGCTTGGCGTCAGAGATCACAAGAACGTTTGCGATATAGGTCAACTTGCGCTTCTGCTTACGAGCAATTTCCTTGTTGGCTTCAACGCCAGAATTCCAAAGAACTGTGTTGTACTCAGAAACGGGGTCAGTTTTGCCAAGAGTTGTGAGAGAATTCTCGATGTACCAACCACCTGGACCTTGGAATCCGTGCGACCAGATTTGAACCCAAGGAAGACCATCTTCACCGTCGACTGCTGGAGTATCGAGGAATCGGATAACTGCATATCCGTTGCCAGCGGCGTCAACTTCTGGTTGCCAAAAACGATCATCAACGTTCTTGCCACCACCATTACCTGCTGAAGATGCTTCAACTGCCTTCTTCAATTTGTCAAGGGACGAACCCTTCTTAAGACTTGATAGACTCATTTATATTCTCCGTATAGCGTTGTATGAATTGTATATCGACTTATCCACTTTCTTCATTACCATATCATTATATAGCATTTCTGTCTCCAAGTAAAGTTTCTTTTGTGAGAGCCTTGTACTTGTCAACATTCACATTCAAGAATGATCCGTATTTGCGAATCTTTCTTGATACTTTGGGATAGATGATGTCATCAGAAATCTTCTTGTCCCAAATTCGAATAAAGTCGAAGATGTTATTCAAGATTACCATTGTTTCAATAGTAACATCATTCTGAAGAAAAGCAGTTAGCAATTTAGGGAACTGCCCATCTTCGACTTTAAATAGTTCGTTGAAATTGTCTTTGCTTGCAATCTTCTCAAGATCCTCAACGTAGATCTTGCTCATGGAATCCGTCTTTCGTTTCCATTCTCTGTAGGTAGATTCAGCTTCTTCCTCAAGTAGAGACTTGGTCCAATTATCGTCACTGTGTACAAAATTAGCAACCAGAAATGGAACCATTTCATCGTCGCGATACTTGCGCGCAAGACGGTGGAAT